TTACGAGCCAAGCAGTCAGCCCATTCAGCATCGTCCATGCCTTCTGGTTGCCCTGCGTTAATCAGGTTGACTGAATCAAGGGCGGCAGAGTAGTGCTGTGCGATTTGTTCTGGTGTGATGTCGTTCATGATGTACCTTTCAATGCGGCGATTTCAGCTTCCATGCGCTCAATACGCTCCATTGCCTCTTGCAACGCTTTTACCGCCTTGATGTTGATGACAGACAGCTTTAGGGATTTGGTGGTAGTTCCAAGTTCGTTGCCTTCTGCGTCAACGTCTGGATTTGTGTCAACAAGGCTTGGGGACACAACCTCAACCTCTTGGGCAATGTAGCCAATTTGAGTGTGCGTCTGCCCCTCTTTTAAATTGAAGTTGCGAACACGCAAGGCTTTGATGTCATCCCATTGCGATGAGGCATCAACAATGTTCTCTTTCAACTTGGCATCAGAAAGCGTGCCATACAACCCATTGGTGTTGTATAGGTTTCCGTTTGAAGTGATAAAAATACAATCTGTGCCGTTCAGAGGAGTTGTTGCTCCATAGCGACCTGAAAAAATTGCGTTTGCTGAACTTGAGTTTGCGCCTGATAAAGTGCTTGCCAGAATGGTGTTGTAACCAAAGAACTGAGTTGAGCCAGTTGAATCAGTATTGATTCGTGGAACACCATCCCCATCAGACAACACAATTCGGTTGCTTAATGTGCGAATATCTAAGCCGCTTTGGTTGCCTGAGTAAGCGCCAAGGATTGTGTTCTTAGTTCCTGTTGTTATAGCATTGCCTGAAATAAATCCAACAAATGTGTTGAATCCACCAGTTGTGCTATATCCAGTATCTTTACCAATGAATACATTACCTCGTGCAGTAGTTTGTGAGTACCCTGCCCTTGAACCTAAATTAACACTCTCATAACCAGTAGTCGTGCTATACCCCGCGAAATAACCCACAGCAGTATTATCGGAGGCGGTGGTGTTGGCGTTTAGGGCATTCATACCGATAGCGGTATTGTTGCTACCCGTGGTATTGTTTTGGAGTGCCAAATAGCCGACCCCAGTGCTGTAAAATGCAGTCGTGTTTTGCTCTAGTGCGTTCATGCCGACAGCAACGTTGTATCCGCCTGTTGTATTGAGATACAACGCCCTTCGACCAACAGCTATATTTCGCTCTCCGCTTGTGTTTGCGGGGAGAGCCTCCGTACCCACCGCAACGTTAAATGCACCACTCGTATTAGCCGCCAAAGCACTAGCACCCACCGCAGTGTTGGTAGACACAGCACCTGCACCACGGCCTACGGTCAAGCCTTGAACACTGATGCCGCTTGTGGTTGTCAGAGTGGTGATTGTCCCGCCGCTCACCGCCATCGTGCCTGATGTGGCAGGAAGGTCAATAACGGTACTCCCAGCAATCGCTGGTTCCTGTAGCGTAACGCTTCCGCTTGTTGATCCAAGTAATACTAAGCTCATGTCAAATCCTTTAAGAAATCACCCAGCGTGAACCACCAGCAACCGTAACCGACTGACCACTCGCAATTGTGATGGGGCCAGCCGATGCACCAGAAAATCCAGCCGCAATCGTGTAGCTTGTTGCCACAGTCAAACTGTTCACCATAATGCCGTTACTCGCAACAGGTGCTGACATTTGAAATTCACCAGTGCTTGGCTTGTACAACAGCTTGGCGTTGGAGGTGAACAGAGTGGCGGCTGTTCCAGTCGTGGCATTTGCAAACAATGGATAGACGTTGGTTGCTGTGCTGGTGTCGTTGCTCAGTGCCGCACCACCCACAGAAGCCCATGCAGTGCCGTTGTAGCCCTCAAACTCAGTTGTGGTGGTGTTGAAGCGAAGCATCCCGCTTGCTGGTGTAGGACGCTCTCCAGTCGTTCCCTTGCTGATGGTCAATGCGCCAGTGGAACTAAAGGTGGAATTTGCGCTGGCAGTCAATGCGCCAGTGACGGCCAACGTAGACCCGTTCCATGTCAGATTGGACGAACCACCCAAAACGCCGCTGTTGTTGAACTGAACCTGAGTATTTGACCCGGCAGCATTTGCAATCGTGGACCCAGTCTTGATGAAATCTACGCCGTTCCAAGCGCAAACAGCAGATTCACCAGCAATAATCGTGACACCAGTCGTTGGCCCCACACCCACCAACTTGATGGATTGAGTGCTGGACGTCTTGTTGATGACAATGTAGGTCTTGGACTGCGCAGGAGCAGTGATTGTCCGCAGAGTTGTCCCGCCCGCTGTCCAAAGAATGATTGCCTGGCGGGCCTGGTTTGCAGCACCAGTAGTCGTTGTCAGGGTCACATCCGCATCAGAACTGAGCGTAGTGGTTCCCGCCACTGCTGTGTCCAACAGGCTGGTAATCTCATCATTGACTACCGTTCCCCAAGTATTGGCTTCCGTCCCCGTGACAGGTTTGGCTAGGCCAAGAAGAGTGGTGTAATTAATTGTCATCTTGTTTTCCTCATGCCGCTATGCGCGTCCACACATTTGCCTGTTCATCATCAACTTCAGCCCAACCGGGAGACTGTGAATCATTGACATTTTGCCAGTTAACTGTTTGACTGTCATTAACAATCGTCCAGCCAGACCCCTGAGAATCATCCACCAACGCCCAGTTCGGGGTCTGCGAATCAGGGACAACGGCCCAAACCAATAAGGTGCCAACCTGGCCAACTCCCTGAACGCCTGTGACGCCAACCAAGGCATCAACTCTGACCGATATCGACCCAACGCTGCCCGTGGCCAAAAGGCCAACAACTGGAACAATCGTTGCAATTTCAACCTCAACGCTGCCCACGGCCCCCGTTGCTTCAACGCCTGTGAGATCCACATTGGCATCGCCAGCAAACTCAAGCGAGCCAACCTGGCCAGTTGCCTCCACTCCTGTGGCAAAGACATCAGCATTTGCAGCAACAGTGGTCGCCCCGACAAAGCCAACAGCCTCAACGCCGGTGAGGACCACACTTGCCGTGGCGCTGATTGAGACGGACCCAACCTGGCCAGTTCCAACCACCCCAACAGGCGTGACGTTTGCGTCTCCAATTGCCGTGGCAACCCCGACAAAGCCTGTGGCAGATACGCCGGTGAGCAGTACGTTGGCGTCCGCATTGACCGTGACTGACCCAACTTGGCCCGTACCTTCCACACCGGTGGGGCTGACGTTTGCGTCCCCAATGGCAGTCGCTGCGCCAACAAATCCCGTGGCTGAGACACCTGTAACGCTGACATCAGCGTTTGCAGTGATGCTGACTGCGCCGACTTGGCCTGTTGCAAATACCCCTGTGACAGATACATTGGCATCTGCACTGACAGTGACTGATCCGACCTGTCCTGTGCCCTGTACGCCCGTGACATCAACGTTCGCGTCACAGGAGACTTGGACACTGCCAATCTGTCCTGTGGCCTGCAACCCGGTAACCGGGACATTTGCAGAGGCATCGATGGCGACAGTGCCAACCTGGCCTGTTGCGAAGACCCCAGTAACGCTGACATTGGCGTCTGCCGCTGTGGTGACCGACCCGACCTGGCCAGTTGCAGACAGCGTGACCGCACCCTCACCCCATGGGGCTTCGCCCCAGGCTTGACTGCCAAATCCGCCAAGTGCAATCCGTACATCGGCCACTTACGCCTCTTAGGCGATACGAAGTATCGCGTTTGTTGCGTCAGCTGTTGGGAAGATGATGGTGAAAGTGCCTGCTGTGGAGGTCTTTGCACCACCAAAATCCAGGATACACACCGATGGGTTGCCTGCGGCAGAATCGTTGTAGATCATCGCGCCATAGGCCGTTATGGTGGCACTGGTGAACGACAAATCTGCAAAGTCCGTGAAAGCAGTTGTTCCAGAGGATGTTGGAGTCACGTTTGTCAGCGTGCCGCCACCCGCCGCGTAAGTGCCTGAGTTGGCCACTTCGTTGGTGTTGGTGTATGCGGTCGTCGCAGCCGTGAAAGAGGCACTGTTGTCGTACAAAGCGAGCTTGAAAGTGCTTCCTGTACCGGTTGTAAAGTCGTGCACGGCTTTCATCAGCTCCACTTTGAAGCTGGTGCACATGAAATTTCCTGAAAATGCCATTTTTAATCTCCTAACAAATGAACGAGGTTGGAATGACCTGCTTCACGCAGGCGGATTGCGATGGTTGCCCTATCCTGATTTACCGCTTCCTCGAGATAGGCCTTGACAACTCCCCGCACAGCAGTGCGAAAAGCCAATGCCTGATCCCGAATCGCTGGATGTGACTCACTTCCAACGTAAATAATCTTCTCAATGGCCCGATCGGCCAACTCATCTGGAGTCCAGCCACGTCCACTGGTAGTGGCGACGCTTACGCCGCCCAATAACACAGGAGATTGATTGCCTATCATGGTCCAGGAGTCTCCGATTTAAGTTGAATACGGACCATACCATCACGATATTCATCACGACGGCGACGGCCTTGCTGCTCGATACCCAGTCCCTGAATAGACTGCTTGTAGCTTGCGTCAAAGGTGGCCATCATCTCAGGTGGGCCCTTGGTGTAGCTGTAAGCCTGGATCAAACACGCGTAAAACAAGGCCTCAGGCGCGTTTGTGCTGATCCATGTCGTGTTGTTCGTCGAAGAAAGCTGCTCTGGCCGGTAGATATACCCCATTTCCACAACAAAAGCAGCGTTTGGAGTCGGTGCAATGTAGAAAGTGTTCTGGTCCCACACGGAATAGTACTTCGGAATGCCCGTCGTAGCCCCGTTTGGCCAGTACTCCTTCATGAAAGAGGTGTCTCTGAAGTCCAGAAAGATCTGGTCGTTACCCGAGGTAACCATCAGGTAGCGGTGGGTCAGGATATCACTGGGAGCAGACAAAAACTTGTTCCCACTGGTCATGTTTCCGGCCACTTCAAGCTTGAAAACATCCAAATCAATGTCTCTCAGAATCCTGTTTTCTGCAAAAGTGATGAACGTATTTATCACCGGATCAGTAAAGACGTTTGCGCCTACCTCGGTGTAGTTTCGTATGTTGGTTACAAGTTCGTTGTAAGTCATGAGGTCACCACCGTTACAGAACCTACCACGCCTTGAGCAATCAAGGCCTGGTCTTGGATATATGGACGCATGTCGTTGGTGTTGCGCACTGTTCCAAAACTCTGGAATGCAGTGAAGCCTGGCGCACCTACGAACACCGATACAGGCTCGATTCTATCGGGCCGAGGCTCGTACAGGGCAATGGCGTCGCCACGATATTTCAAAGGCTCAAGTTGTGGCTCTTTGGGCTCGTAGTCGTCAGGGCAGACCTTAAACCCTCGCCAGTTCTTGCGAAGCACGTTGTACTCGTATCGCTGTCCGCAATAGTCACACAGGCCATATGAAAATTTACCTGTTGCGAAGGCCATGCGTCACACCCCTAAGTCAGGAACGAAGCTGACGCTGGCAATGTCTCTGTCTTCCATTCCGGCGCGCAAGAAATCTTCTTCGTAAATAGTCTTGAGCGCGCCAGTGCGCTCGGGTGCGTATTTGAGAGAGATGTAGTACGCCAGTCCTGATGTCAGGCATGGCAGGAATCTGAAGTTGACGTCTGATGTGTTGGTGTACGCACCAGCATCTTGAATACGACGAATGCGGTAATACACAAACGTGTAGTTCTGGTCTGCCGCAGGGTAGAAAAACACCTTGGGGACATTCGTTCTCTGTACATAGTACTGAGCAGGTCGCGCCTGAGAGGTCTTGTCCGGTATGTTGAGGTACTCAGAGCGGCTGATCCGGTCAATTGTGATGTCGGTCAAGATACCCTGGGAAGGGTCTCGAATGACAGCAGACAAAACGTTGACGGTGTCTGTAGCCAACGATATCTCATTAATACCCTGCGTGATGGCGTAGGTAGCCTGCTCAATCGTCCAAAGATTAAGGCCCCTGTTGGCCCAATCCAGAAACAACAAATTGAGAGAGCGACGCGCAGACTTTAGCTGGTAGCCGTTTGTGCCACGTATGCCGCATCTCTCAAATGCTTCTTCAATCAGGTCGTCAATCGACAGATCAAAGGTTGTTGTTCCTGAGGTGGTCATTTGCTGTACAAGTTGTTGAAGGTTTCTTGTGCGTCCATGTACGAATCGTCCTGCTCCGCACAATGCGTCCATTGACTGGGCCTGAAATCAGGTGCGCCTTCGCCTGTTTGCCAAAATGCAGGGCTTGTGACCCTGACACGGTTGTTGGGCAAAGCCACAATGTTGCCTGTCCATTTGCCTGCATCCGTCAAAATCAAAACATGACTCTGCTTATGCTGCGCAGGACAGTCGGCTACCTCACTCTCCGCATAATCCACGGTGAATAGATACCGACCTGTGTAGAACTCGCCATCAATCTTACATAGCCAAGGGCTGGGACTGGTTCGCGAAAACTTCACCACAGTGTGGTGATGCGAAGGGCAGTCCCAGGGCTGCACTAAATGCGTGGGCATGCGTTCCGGCCACTCGTCTAGCGGGATGTCTCCCACCAGCGCTGTGATAGGCATGCGCGCCCACATGGCTCCCCCATGTACATTCTCAGAGCCGTCTACCTGGCTTTCACACCCGGTAAACACCACCTGAAAACTCAAGCAACGATCCGGCATCGTATTGACCGCAATGACATTTGCGTGCAAATACTCGCCATGGTACTTCTGGTGCATATGGGTAAACTCACGTCTGACCCAGCACTTAAAGTACGGAATGTTGCTGATGAGGTAGGCCATTACTTAGCGCGTTTACCGCCAGACATCATGCCCTTAGACATTTTCTTGGCTGCACCGCCTGCTGCATAGCCCTTGGACATCATGCCCCCGGCCATCATGCCCTTGGCCATGCCGCCTTTAGCCATCATAGGAACACCCGTAGAGGTGCTTGTCTCAGAGATCATTTTGTTTTTTGGGCCGCTCTCAACAGCACCACCACCGCGCGTAGCGGCTCCCATTCCACGTCCAGCCATGTTATTTCCCCTTTTTCATTGCACGGCCTTTAACGTCGGCCGTTTTACGTTTGACAGCACGACCCATCTTGTCGGCCATGTCAGAATCTTTCATCATGGAGCCATCGGGCATCTTGTGCATGCCCGCCACTCCGCCTTTTTTCATTTTGCCAATGTTGTCAGCAGCGAAAGCCGGGACTTTCTTGCCATTCTTCATGACCATCTTCATCTTTGTGGTTGTCGCCATCACTGCTCCTTATTTCGAGTTCTGAATAAGTCTGTCAATTTTCTCTTCCAGCTTGTTAAAACGCTGGTCAAGGTGGTCCATAATTTTGTCAACTTCTGCTTGAGTAACGTTATCACGCGCTACCTCCTCTCTTGTTTTGTTAAGAAGAATGCTTATGCGGGACAATTCCTGGAACTTCTCGTGCATCACATAGCCGAGAATTCCCAGTAAAAGAGTCAGTCCGCCTGCCCATACTTCAACAACTTGCATCAGCATCTCCAGCGCTTGCGCGCCTGACGCAAGCGACTATCGGGGTCCTTGGCAGCTTCAGGGAAATCCTTCATCTGCCCCTCGGACCGCGCACAGTATGACGCACGGCGTTTTGCTTCTGCGGGGGACGGATTCTTGGCGGTCACCGCCGTCTTGAGCTTGCTTCCAGGGTTGGCTTTGCGGTACGCTGTAACGCCTTTTTTGGTCATGCCTGCACCAGCCTTGGTAGGGCGGAAATTTCCGCTCTTGACCGAGGTTTTGATGCCCATGCCCTTGGAAGCCATTACTGCGCTGCTCCACCATAGAAGAACAACGTCACACTGGTAACTTCCGCACTAGAAACATCAATGAACACCCCTGAGTCAAAGACAATGCCCATATCCGGAAGGATAAGGTCAGTGGCTCCGGCCGCAGCAGGCGTATTAATGGTCATCAGGGCTGTGCCTGCGGTAGTGCTGCCGTTCTTTAGGCTAAAGGACGCGGCTACTGCCGTGTTTGTGAAGTAAACGCCAGCTACCCTCGTACGACCCGCAATTGCATGACCATCGGCAGTCTTTGTAACTGCCTGAATATTGCTGTTGCTCATGTCATTCCCCCGTTTTTGTACTCTGTGTCCGTGAATCAGGAGGGTCCATACGACTGATTTCGGTCAGTAGAACATCCACCATTGCAATTGCCCCGTTTGCCTGTTGGATGAGGTCCAGATACTTTTGCCTTTGCTCAAGTGCCTGATTCCTCAAACCCAGCAGGTATTCCTCATCCAACGCAGCCATTAGGCGTTGAAGTTAGCGGCAGTAGCAGCCAAGAGGTAGTAGTCACTACCTGCAATCTTGACACGTAGGCCGTGGGTGATTTCATTCACGTTGGTGATCGTGCCAGTTGCAGCCAACTTAGCGCCTGCAACAGTGACACCGGCCAAGTTCAACAAATAGCCGTTGGTATCGACAGTCGCTTTGCCTGTACCGTTAACCGAAGCGTACATCAGCGAGGTAACGGTTCCTGTGGAGGCTCCGCTGCCGAGGTTCAGTTCAATCTCAACAGGAGCATAAGTACCAGCAGAAGTGCCAGCAGACAATGTTAGTTCAGCAACAAAGGCTGAACCCAGGCCAGCCGTGCGACCAGTAGCACCGTAAGTGACTTCGGCTTTCAGGGCGTTAGAAAACGAACCCAGAGCGACGTTAGTGTCCATCTGGAATAAGGTGCGTCCGCCCGTGCCGCCAACACCCGTCATTGTGACGGCAGTGGTGTTTGCGTTAAAGGCGGAGGCACCAGTGGAAGAATTAGAAATTGTGGTGAGAAAGCCGTTTTGCGAAGCAACTGGGCCGGAGAAGGTGGTCAATGCCATGATTTTTTCCTTACATGCAAGTTAGGCGTATCTGTCTGCATGTCGTCAGCCGGGACTGTCAGATACACCGGAAAGCCCGGAATGTGCTCAATATACACCAAAAGAAAAAGGGGCACAAGGCCCCTTTTTCCGTTTACTCGACCATTAGGCCGCGCCAGGCGAACCGAACATGCCGCGTGGATCGCTGAAGCCGAAGCTGTAGCGTTCACGTGCCTTGTAACGGACGTTGCCGGTGTCGAAGTCGCCTTCGAAGCCAGTCTTCAGAGACACACGTGTGAACATCTTCATGCCGTTAGGTGCGTCAGTCTTGATGAAGTACGCATCTGGATCGGTCAGGAAGTTGTTGACTGTGTAGCCTTGAGGCACCA